GACGGGATTGGTCAGCCAACCGTTGTGCGAGAGCAAGACTTCATTTTGATAGACGCCCCTATTGTTGAAGTATTCGGCGTCGGATTCGGCTTTGTGGCAATGAAGAGTGGTGTGTTTGAGAGGTGTGACAGGCCGTGGTTCTTGATGGAGAGAATTAGGTGGGCGCACTTGGATTTTGATTTGAACATTGGTGAGGACTATTCGTTCTGCATGAATGCAAGGCGTAATGGGTTTACTATTTACTTGGACACCAGAATTAAAGTGAAGCACCACAAGGAGATTATCTATGAGCTTAGGTAGAAGCGTTACCGTGATAACTCCTACAACCGGCGCACCAGAATTAGTAGACGCCCTTATTAGTGTAGAAAACCAAGACTACGATGGGCCAATCGATCACTTAGTAGTTGTCGATGGTCAGGAGTTTTTGCCTAAGGTTATTGAAATGGTTGAAAGGTCTGGAACGAATCCAACTGTTATGGTGCTCCCATACAACACTGGAGCCAATGGTTGGAATGGACATAGGGTTTACTCGGCTGTACCTGCGCTTGTAAATAGCGAATACATTGCTTTTTTAGATCAAGACAACTGGTATGAAGTAAATCATATTTCAAGTCTGGCTGCCAAACTTGACAATAATGAAAATCTAGAACTAGCTTTTTCATTGAGATCTATCTACGAAAAAGATAGGACCTACGTAACAGATGATAATTGTGAGTCGCTAGGTCTTTGGCCTATTTGGAACTCAGGGGGGACCGGATTTTTAATTGACACGAGCTGCTTTTTCTTTAGAACGGCTTTTATAAGAAGAACCGGAAGAAAGTGGCTGCACCCCTACAATGCTGACGCCGTGTATTCAATGTCATTAAAAACAGCATTTTCTGGCAAATACGAAACAACTGGGCTGTACACCTTAGGCTACAGACTAGGTGGGGGACCTAAATCCGTGAAAAAAGAATTTTTCTTAATTGGCAATATTTACTACATGGATATGTATCCGGGCGGTAACTATCCTTGGAAAAATTTTACTGGCAAATAAGATAGCGTGAATATATGAAAAACAGTGTAACTTTTTATTGTAAAGATGCTTCAGAAAAATTTCTTGAGGAGTCTTCTGTAGATTTATTTATTGGCCATCCGCCCTACTATATGACTGAATTAGAGCTAAATGGTGGTGATCCAACCAAGCAAATGCAGAATGCCGAAAGCCTAGATCAATATCTAGAAAGACTGCTGCTTTCTTTTCTTCACATGGAAGCTGCTTTAAAAGAAGACGGCCATATGTTTATTGCTCTTGAGAATACCAGGCTGGGCCTTGGGATTTTGCCAAAAATATTTGATAAAACTAAACTACAACTCCAAAGCATAAGACTATGGGACTACTCATCTAAATTTGATATGGGCGGCAACTCTACTGTTTTATTTGCACACTTTACCAAAAAACCTTGGAGCGCGGGGGATCGCCCGCAGGGACCATTTGTTCTTACTAACTCGTGGTCAGAGGCTACCGAAGAACTTAAGGATTATCACACAAACTATTCAACAGTCGGGGCTGCGCCGGAAGGTGTATATCGAGAAATGATAAAAAACTACTCCGAACCGGGAGATGTTGTTGCAGACATTTTTGCTGGATGTGGGACTGTCGGGGTGGTTGCTTTGCAGTTGGGTAGGAAGTTTGTCTATAATGATGTTTCTGAAGATAAGCTGCTTATTTCCCAAGTAAGAATTAAAGACTTGCAAGATGGTAAGTAAGAAAAGATCTTGGGCTAAGTCGCTGACTTGGCGGGTTGTGGCTATCGTGAGTACTTTTGGAATTGGGTACTTTTTAACTGGCAGCTTGACATTTGCCGCATCTTTGACTTTAATATCTAATGTGATCAACTTTGTGCTGTACTACCTCCACGAGCGGATGTGGCTAAACATCCAGTGGGGAAAAGATTGAAATGGCTAAAGACAAAAAAGTAAACGCCCCTATTGTTGAAGAAAACGAAGAGCGAACAGCGATGTTTGGGTGGTGCAGCACTGGACATCATGATACGTGTGTAGTTAGGATTCCTAGGTACAAGTGTGCTTGCAAGTGTCATGGAGGCGAAGATGGATGAGTTTGAGCGTGGAGTTCAGGCTGAGCGCAAACGAATCATGGAGGCGCTGCACCGATACAAAGCTGAAGGACTAGAAATAGTACAAGTGGCGTCCCAACCGGGGATCAATACAAGAGCAGTAAGAAGATTTGATACGGCTGAATTAATTGAAAGACTTTGGAAAGAACGTGATTTAAATGAACAAGAATAAATGGGCATCAGTAATGATGGTTGATGGCATGGTGTTTGAGGGCATGATTGCAGAGGAAACGTCCTGGGGACTGTATCTGCATATAGGTGGCAACTCTGATCGGCTGTCGCTTTTTCCTTGGCACGCTATCGGTAGAGTCGTATATAAGCTAGACCTGTAAAATTTTACTATGCCGATCACAATAGTTGAACAATTTATTAGTGAAGAAGATTGCAAAAGATATCTTAGCTTTTTAGAGCCTAAGGCCACACTGAGTGAACGTACTCAAATTATGAATGCTTTAGGCTATCCGTCCTCGCTAGTTGCTTCTAAAATTGGCAAAGATACCGGTGTAATACCTGGGGAACAAAATGAAATCAACTTTGAAATAGGCGAACTATTCGAAAAAATAAAAGCTAAAGCCGAAGATGTTTTTGGGGAAGAGCTTGATTTATGTAATGCAAACTATCAAATGCTACCTAAAGGTAGTTCAAATCCTATGCACTCAGATACCACGAAAGATGACGGCAGCCCTCTCGCTAAAGACGGATCCCCCGAGGAAGTCGAGTGGAGCGGTCTTTTGTATCTGAATACCAATGGTAAAGACTTTGAGGGGGGAACTCTCTACTTTGAAAAGCAAGACTTAGAGTATTTCCCTAAAGCCGGAGACTTAGTGATTTTCCGTGGTGACATGGAGCACAGGCACGAAGTTCGAACAGTGTTGGAAGGCGAAAGAAAAAACCTAGTATTCTTCTGGGCAAAGCGTGGCAATGTGTCAGATGGTAATAGGTTTGACGTAGATTATACTTAGTGGCATGACTGTACTAGTTAAAGAACGCTACATAAGTGAAGAAGACTGTAAAAAATATATAGAGTTTTTAGATCTTCACAGCTACCCCGGGCAGGGCAAAATTATAAATGCTTTGGGGTATGAGTCCTCTTTAGCTGCGTCAAAAATAAATGAAGAGACTGGAGTCATACCTGGAGACTACGATCCAGTAAACAAAAATTTGGGGGCTTTGTTTGAGCAAACAAAAAAGTATGCAGAAGAAGTTTTTGGATGCGAGCTAGATCTTTGTCAAGCAAACTATCAAAATCTTTTGACGGGTGCTTTTAATCCATTACATGCAGATGCAACTAGATTAGATGGCACCCCCATTCACGACAATGAAATTCCTCAAGAGCTGGAGTGGAGTGGCCTTATTTATTTAAATACTCAAGGGCAAGACTTTGAGGGTGGAGATATATATTTTCCAGAACTAAATTTTGTTTATTCCCCTCGGGCCGGGGATTTGTTGCTATTTAAAGGAGACGTCGAACATCAGCATGGAGTTCACGAAGTGACAGCTGGAAATAGAAAAAACATTGTTTTATTTTGGGCAAATAAAGGAAATGTCTCGGGATTTAATTTCTTTGACGTTAATGATAAAAATTAATTATGATTTTAAGTGCTTGTATATTTGGGTATGGTCCTATAGGTAAAGCTGTAGTAGACAAATTTACTTGTCTACCTGGCTACGGGAAAGACATAAGAATACACATAGTCTATGTAAAAAAGTTAAAAGACTTTCCAGAAGCTCAATTAAATAACCAAAACTTTTGGAAAATAAACAATAAATATTTCAATAATGAAAAATTAAGCATAACTATTGGTGACGACCACGAGTGGTTAAATTCAAGTGGATATATGGGGCACGATGTTATTTTTGATTGTTCGGAGAAAGACGATGACTTTTCGCAAGAAATTAACGATCAACTTAATTTAAATAATAATTTTGTTTTATATAAATGTTCAAGCTTAGACTCTGTTGATGAGTTTATGGAGCCAATTTTAGATAGAATAACTAAACTCAGAAAATTAAAATTTAATGAAAAAATTAAAGAACAAATAGACAGTTCGGTGTTTAGTGAAAAAAGTAACTACAAATTAACTTTGAATGCAAGAAAAACTTTTTATTCTGAGACAGAATACAACTCAAAAAAAATTATTGAAGATGATCCAAAAAGAATATATGAAAATAATTCGAACGGGTTTAGATCAAAAAAAGAATTAGAAAAAACCCCCCTATTATTTGCTGGCTGCTCGGTAACATACGGAGTGGGAGTCTCTATAGAAAACATTTGGGCGACTCAGGTGGCCAAACTTTTAAATTTAGATCATACAAATATAGGTAAGTCTGGTGCTTCTACTGGTCAAATAGTAAATTCTATTTTTAAATATGTAGAAACATATGGGAACCCGGAGTATCTTTTTTGTCTTTTCCCTGACTATAAAAGATTTTATGTGCCGGTAGATGGTGTGTTTTATGCAGAAAAATTAAATAACAAAAATAAAGTTCCTACAAATATAGAAAAAGAAAGTAGTGAATCGAATAAAAAATTTTTTCAAACTGTATATTTGGGAGTAGAAAAAGAAAAAAATAATAAATTAATTAAACTTCCATATGACTATAGAAAAGTTTTTTCCGATGATTTAGCAATATATGACGCAATGAAAAGCATTAGATATTTAGAGCAATACTGTAGGGCAGCGGACATAAAATTATTTTGGGCCACTTGGGATCCTGTATTTAACGGATTAGTTATAGACTCTCAGCTTGAGCCAGACACAAGATTTGAGAAATTTTTTAATTTATACGATCACAATTTTGACTATTCCAGAATTAAGCTATCAGAAAATAGTATTAAAGAAATATTTTTTGACAACTATGCTGATTTTGAGCTGTGCTTATCTAGTCACATTAATCCGGGGGTTGAATGCACCTGCGGAACTTTGTGCCATGCAGAAATTAAAAAAGAATTTCCTGATGAATATTTTGCAGGTACCGACTCTGCTCTTGGCCACCCCCACTTTGGGGCTCACTGGCACAGGCATGCTGCCGAAAGTTTTTATAACGAATTTACTAGAGCAAAATCCCGGTAAACCTGTGCTAGGCTGTGGGCATGGCACTAAATGACTTTGAGTATGTAGAAGATCCCTTGAAGGAGCCTTCGGGCTTTAGGGGGGCTTCGTTTTCCACCTTTGGGGAGGGGGATATGGAAATCTTTGAAGTCAGCATTGCCAAGGCCATCCTTAAGAAGCAAGAGGCGCTTAATGCGATAGACGCCCTTACTGATGCAGCTGGAGAATCCTGGTATGAACTGGGAGAGAAGATGGCTGAAAAAAGATTTTTAGGAATACTTGACAAGTTTGAGGAGAACCTGCTAGATTCTGAGGAGGACGCCAAAATGACGATCCACCTAATAAGGAAAATGGTAGAGACTGATGGACAAGAAGAATAAATATTCCACTGATCAGCTAGCTGAGATCTTTGCAAAGATCGAGGTAGCAAAGATGCTAACCGACATGGGCGGAAAGCTAGCAAAAGAAGCAGCCAACGATTTAGCTTTTTTCAAAATCACCAATGAGATTCCTGACAGGGACGAAAAATAATGGACGCCCTTATGCGGGAACTATTCGGATCTGCCTGGGCCTACTATGTTGCTTTTGCAATTTTAGGTATTTGGTTTGCGATTGAAAGATGGGGAAAGAGGAAGTAATGATTAAGTATTTATGGAAAAAGATCGATTGGACCGTAGTTCAAGTTGTGATATTAGTTGGAATGCTGCCAGTGATGTTGGTTATTGGTGCATTGTTCTATCAACTATTTAGCGCAAAATATAGATAAAATAAATTTATGTTTCGCATAAATTTTAGACATTACCCCCCAAGTCGATTTGCAGTAGAGAAGCATTACGGGATATGCTTTGAGTGGCACCCTAAAAGAAAAGGCGTAGACTTCTTTTGGGGTAGGCACGTATATACGTTTTGGGTAGGAAGAAGTTACTAATAAATGAGTGAAAAAATTTTGCACTGGTGCGAGGTGTGCGACACCGAAGCTGAGCTGACATCTGAGGAGGGGTTCAGTCGGGGCTGGGACTTCCCGCCGAGGATGGGTGCTTGGGGAATTGTGTCTCCCCGCACTTGCCCAAAATGTTTTATAGATAAAACTGCTTGGTTTGCATTAGCCAGTAAAGAGACGTTGACTGAAAGACACCTGCTAACAATTGAAAGAATTAGGGGAGAGCTGTAATGAAGCGTCACGAATCTTTTAATGAACTTGAAGAGGCCATAAAAATTGGTGAATACAGAAAGCGTCAGCACAATAAAAAGAAAGCAAAAGTGAATAAGGAAGATTGGCAGTGCGGCGACTGCGGGACTGTCTACAGTTATAAAGTGCAAAGTTGCACCAGCCCTGAGCTAGATCGATGGGCTCTTAGAAAGTTTCAAGAGGGCTACGAGTACGGGGTATCTGTAGCTGAAAAAGAAGTTGGCAGACTAAAGGATGCAATACAGACTGTTGAAGACTTTGGTTTTGAAGTAGTGTTTAGTAGGAGATAAACGTGAATCCAGAAGATATTTCAAAGATGATAGACGCCGTCACTCAGTATGGTGAGATTATGGGCGGTATGAGAAATCAGCTTATAGCCCAGGGGTTTAGCGAGGAAATGGCCGAGCAGTTAGTGTTGGAAGTTATTAGAAAGGCAACCGCATGAGTTTTGAGAGATTTGGCAGCTCGGATGTTTACATCTACGAGCACGTGGGTGGATTTATTGAGTGCTGTGGTTGCTCTTTGGCACTACCTGATGGGGACGAGATTTTTGGGTTTACCTCTCTAAAAACTCCCCGGGAAGCTTTGTCACACTTAGATTTGCATGAAGAAATCGGGGATGATATCGGAGGAGCTCGCCGGAGGATTGAGAAAGAGTACGAAGATTTAGACGCCCCTATTGAACCTTACGTTGAAGATCCTGAAGTGGCCAAAAAGCGAAGGGCTAGAATGAGGGAGTTATTTCCAAATAGCCGGTTTAGGGATGTCAGTAACGGAGAATAAATGCCAATAATGACAAGAGAAGGCCATTGCGAGTTTGATGGCTGCGAGAAACAGATTAAAGCAAAGCGGCTTTGTCAGTATCACTATCACAAGGCTTTGTATCCAAGGAACTGCGATAGGCCTAATGTCATTCTAAAAAAGAAAAAGGTAGATACTCTTAACGGAGCAGAACTCTGGGCGTTAATTGAAGCAGACCTAAAAAGCGGAAAGTTAAAACTAAATAGGTAACCACTGTGACTACTTGGATCGTTTACACTAAAAAAGAGAATTCTCCTCTCTGGAAGAGCGACAACAAAAACGACTTGGATATAATAGTTCGGAAATTGCCAGATGCTATTAGCACTAAGCTTTATGTGGCAGAAGCTAAAAAACAGGAGAAAAAATGAAACTATTAGTTAACCACTGCTCGCACGGGTTTACTTTGTCTGAGCGTCAGAAGACTCTTTTCCCGGAGCTGCAGACTGTTCCATACATGAAGGTGTCAGACGTAAACCGAGCTGACGAGCGTCTTATTGCTTCGTTTGAGGCTGGAGACAACCGTGGCGATGGCGGATCAACTCTAGCTATCGTAGAGATTCCAGACGGCGCTCGCTTTAGAATCATCTCTCGAGATGGATATGAAGAAGTTGTTTGGACTATGGGAGAGCTTCACAGCGCATAATGTCCGCTAAATATCTTGGCAAAAATTCCTGGGTAGATGACTACAATCATGTAATTGTAAACGTCCATGCAAGTAATAAGTGCAAGAATGACTACTGCACTCTCCATAACCCCTCTGATCATCATATGTTAGGATTTCCTCAGAGGTGGAGGCAAGATCGCCATATTATGGAAAGAATGTGCCCTCACGGTGTTGGACATCCGGACCCAGACGATATTGCTTTAAATACTGTTCATGGGTGCGACGGGTGCTGCGTTAAGGAGATATTTAATGGCTAAGTTTGAAGGAACCCCAGAGGAAATGGCTGCATTTGAAAAAGGTGTAGCCACTGAGCGGGAACGAATTCTAAAGATTTTAAGAAAGTTTCACCAGACTTTTGGGTCAGGGGATATTGCTGAATCGACAACAATGATGGAAACCAAGTACATGTACAACTTCATCATTGACGCCAGACCAGTTAAATAGCTTGAGTTAGTAGCCAAAATGAAAATTCTTGGCATAAATGAGACAACGCACGATGCTGCAGTTTGTCTTATTGAAAATGGCGAAGTTCTATTTGCTGGTCATGCCGAGCGTTACAGCAAAGAAAAGAACGACTGGTTCACTAACGATGCTCTTATAGCAGATGCCCTTACTTATGGGACCCCCGACAAGATTGCCTACTACGAGGACTACTGGCTAAAGAAGCTAAGGATTGCTAGGCATGGTGGGTTGGGGGGAGGAAAACCATACTTTAAGTCGAGCCGATTGCTTAGGGGAATTCCAGTAAAAGATTTTAAGCACCACCAGTCTCATGCTGCTGCTGGGTATTACACGTCCAACATGGCAGACGCCCTTATTGTCGTGCTAGACGCCATCGGAGAATTCCAGACTTCCACTGTGTGGGTGGGGGAGGGCGACAAGATTAACCTAGTCTGGGAGCAAAAATATCCAGTTAGCTTCGGTCTTTTTTACTCTGCTTTCACCAAACTAATTGGTCTTAAGCCAAATGAAGAAGAGTACATCATGATGGGTATGGCAGCCTATGGTGATGCCAATAGATATTATGAAAAAGTCAGACAATATTTTCCAGTCTTTGATCGTCAAAAATATAACTTCCACTCTGGCATTATTGACTGGAAAGAGCCGGTAGAAGGTCAGGCTAGATTTGATTTAGCAGCTGCAGTACAAAAAGTATTTGAGGATCGTCTCATGGAATTCATGGGGTTTGCAAAAAGTATTACTAGAAAAAAGAATCTAGTCTTTATGGGCGGCTGTGCTTTGAATAGCAAAGCTAACACCCTGCTGCGGAACATATTTAAAAATGTTTGGATCATGCCTAATCCAGGGGACGCTGGGTCGGCTTTAGGGGCTGCTGCAGCTTTGTATGGCAAGCATTTGAATTGGCAGGGGCCGTACTTAGGTCATGGGGTTGGGGGAGACTATCCAGTAGAGAAAATACTAAACGCCCTTATTGTCGACAAGATAGCGCCAGTAGCATCTGGTAGAGCTGAGTATGGTCCGAGGGCATTGGGAAACCGAAGTATCTTGGCGGATCCGAGAGATCCTGATATTAAAGACAAGGTAAACCTAATCAAGAAGCGGGAGTTGTTTAGACCGTTTGCTCCGGTGGTTATGGAGGAACATGCTAGCGAGTGGTTTGACATGAACTACACTTCGCCTTACATGCAGTACACGCCTAGATGTCTTAAGCCAGAGTTAATTCCTAGTGTGGTCCACGCCGACGGAACTGCCAGGGTCCAGACTGTAACTGCCCGGCAGCATCCCGGTCTATATCAGGTATTACAGAAGTGGTATAGCCTTACCGGTGTACCAGTGCTATTAAACACTAGTTTGAATATTAAAGGGCAGCCTATAATAAACGACGCTAGTGATGTGAAAGAATGGACCAAATATTATGGCAGGGAGATCATAAGCTAATGATTATTCTTTACTACCTCGAGAAGGCGTATAAGAAAGTAAAAAACTTTATATTTCCAAAGAAAAACAACGATAAAGACAGGTTTATATACTGATGTCGTATTTTGACAAATTTGATCGGGAGATTGTTTTGGACCTAGATGAAGCAACGAAGCTTGCAGTAAAGGTTGTGATGAAGGAGGGGGAGCTACAATTTAGGGAACTTTTGATAGACGTTCTTAAGAAAGAAATAGCAGACGCTCGGGGGGCCCTTAAAGTTGAGCCAAATCTTGAGTGGGAAGATGGCCTCGAATACTGCATCCATCTGCTCAAAAACATGGATTCAGACGCTAGCTAGAATAGTTAAAAAGACTTAGGAGAATTTATGTGCGGTGGAAACTGCGGTTGTGGCAGCTCTTTTGACGAAGAGGGCCTATTTGAAAAACCAGCTAAGCCTAGGGTTAATCCGGCTACGTTAGAAGAGGACAGCAAAGCTTCTTTCAATACTGGGTACGCCGAAGGATTTAGACACGCCAGGGAAGTTTTCTGGGAGGAGTTCCAGATCAAAGCTAGCGACGCAAAGATGGTTGCAAAGTATTTGGCTGAGGAAGATCCTGGTGCCCTAGAAGTTGACGGCTTAAGAATTGTTGCTGCTACCTATCTTCATGCTTCAGACGTAATTATTAGGGACCGCAGAGAATACCCTGGCTACATCGAAAAAGACGAAAAGCTTTTTTAGTAGACGCCCACGTGGGTAAGTATTAGTGTGTAGATATGGAAGACTCCGAAAAAAGATTTCTTTATAGGTTTGAGCATTACGAGCCGCTGGATGGAGAAGTTTATGTTGAATGGCTTTGGCTGAAGCGGGATGAAATTATTCCATATGCGGCTGAGGGCGAGACTTCTTTTAGAATAGCCACCAAAGACGAAGAAGATCTTTATAACGAAGCATATGCAGACGGCTACTCTATTGCTGCTTTGATTGAGTATGAGTCTCAGTATGACGGCATAACATTTCGTGTTGAATTGGATAAAAGTGGCGATTTAGATTTCACTAGCAAAAAAATGTTTCAATGCGCCGTTTGCAATCGTCATTTAGATTTTGAAGACAATGTTGCTTCTGCTGGCGGTATGTACTTAGGAGCTGTCAGAGACGAAAAGCTTTGGCACATTTGCTATGACTGCGCACAAGGAAGAGCTGAAGTAGAGTGGATTGAACAAGGGTGGGTATGGGACGATGACTCTTGGTCAGCGGACGAAAAGAATAGCTAAACCATACATTGCTCAATACAAGCGATCCCCGTGGTGGGTTAAGAGTTTAACGCTTGGTTTGATTGGTCTAATTATTCTGCCAGATCCCTTTGACTGGTTTCCGGGGGTCGCTTTTCTAGACGAGCTTTTGTATGCTACGCTACTGCTTAAGTTGCTTTACAAATACGGGGCATTGCCCAGCGAAGTAAAAACAAGCCCAAAAGATTTAGTAAAAGAAATATTGAGGAAAGATGAATCTAGATGAGTTCAGAAAAATCGCGCACAAGCATTATCAATTCGCTGAAGACGTTTTGGTCAAAAAACAAAATGATTACGGTCCCACTAACATTAGTCGCTCTCCCGGTGGTCCTCTTAATGGTCTCCGTGTACGTATACATGACAAGGTTTCACGGATCAACCATCTCATCGATTCGGGAGTCACGCCAGAAAACGAATCGCTAAAAGACTCTTTTCTAGATCTAGCTAACTACAGCATTATTGCCATGATGGTATTGGACGGGGAATGGCCAGAAAAGTAAACGTCTCTTACGAAAGCCTTCGTCAAGAGGGACGCGAAGAAGTTTTGGAATGGCTAAGGCAGCACGAGATTATCAGCTACAGCAAGCCTGAGAATAAATACTTTGTTTTTAATCAAGACAGTAAGTGGTTACTGTTTTTGCCCTGGGAAAAATCAGAGAAATAGCTCGCTGGTAGACTGGTCATACGTTTGTTTAGGAGCGCTATGACTAATCATCCACCTATGTTCGCATCTCAGGCTGCGGACCAAAAGAAATGGGACGAGGGCTTTAAGGCTGGCATTGCAGAAGCTCTACATGAACTATCTTCGGCTGTTGAAAAAAATTCAGATTTAGAGGGTCCAACTAAGGACTGGGTATCAGAGCTTTCAACAAAAATCACTAAAAAATATCTTTAGGGGATCTTATGGGAACCCCTATAGACAGGGAGCAAATTCCAGAGCTAGTAGATAGCTTTGTTCATTTTGCTTCCCCTAAGTTTTGGGGAGATCCAGAGTGCATTTCTGGTAAGGTTAAATACGTAGAAACATCTAATAACCCTGAGGTTTTGTATGTTCAGCCTTATGGGCTAGGGTATTCTGTACGAGTTAATGTAACCTGCTATAGGGTTATGGAAAAGATAGAGGAATATGAGCAGCATTCGAGCCACTGAGCGCCAGCTAAGAAAACTCCAAAAACAGCGTCACCTCTATGAAATACAGATGATGATTCTTGCTAATCCACTACTTAAGAACTTGAGCAAGAGGGACCAAAAGACTTTAGTCAAGATTATGTATAAAGCCGAAATGATTGAAATGTTTATGCGAGACAGGCAGATTGTTCGTATAAATGACTCTTTCGAGGACATCGTAGAAAACGTTGCCAGGCTGCTAGATGACGCGGTAGACCGGGCTAGAAACGAAGATGAGGATCCAGACGGTCCTCCACCGCCCCCCAGGTTTTAAAAATCTTTTAATTTGGACTTGACAAACTAAAAAGAGTCCATTATCTTTTTCTGTATCTGAACTAGAAAGGTACAGAATGAAGAAGACAGCGGTAGTTCTAACTACCTTAGCCCTTTCAATGGGCGTATTTAGCCCTGTAGCGGCCCTAGGAAGCTCTCAGGCGGCCCTAGATGTCAGCGCCTACTACAGAGTTGATCTGGGCTACAAAGTGGGCTGGAAGGCCCCTAGTGACGTTTCTGGCGTCACTGGCTATTTAGTGACTGCTCAGCCGGGCGGGCAAACTTGTGTAGTTTTAAGAGCAGCTGCCAAAGAATGCACCTTCTCGACTAGGGCTTTGGGCTTTACTCAGCAGTACAGGTTTGCTGTAGCAACCCTAAAGAATGGTGTGCCAGTTGCTACCTCGGTCCTGTCTAATGCTGTTTCTGCTGCATCAATTCCAGTAGCTCCTCTAATTGCTACCTCTAGCGTTGTATCAAGTACTCAGGTTGACGTAGCGTGGATTCCAAGCCCTAACAATGGCGGTGCTCCGCTGTATGGCTACAAAGTTACTTACTGGAAGTCTGATACCAGAGGCAATCCAATAAACGCCACTAAGGCCGAGCTTGTTTTGTCTGACACCTTTACTTCGCTGTCAGTCGATCCTGGATTTATGTACATCATTAACGTGGCTGCATGTAATGCCTATGGCTGTAACTCGACTCAGTACTGGACTTATGCCAACACTGGTGCAACCAACGTCGTACTTCCACGAGTAATTGGTGGCGGTACTGCATCAACTACCTGCTTTGAGAGCATCTATGACGCAAACGTTGGTGAGACTCAACTTGGGACCTGCGGAAGCGTAGTTGCTGATCCGAGCACCTACCCGACTGTAGATCCATCAGCTACAACCTTAAACATTCAACTAGCAACTAAGTTCGATCAAGGGGCTGGATTCTCTAGATTTATGAGAAGCTATTCACTTAAAACTTGGGGACCAATTGGATTGCCCTGGTTTGCGCACTTCAATGCAACCAGCAAGTCTATAGCTAATGGTTTCGAGATTCCGGCTGTGGTGACTTCAACTACTCCAGTAGTATGTGAGGTAGTTGGACCAAAAGTTATTTTCAAGACTGTAGGCCAATGTGTTCTAAGTGGAAGTGTTGGCGGTAATGGAGTTTGGAACCCAAGCAACGTTGCTACTGCAGTTTTGGCTGTAACTAACTAAATGACAAAACGATAAATAAGAAAAGCCCCCGATGTTTTGTCGGGGGTTTCTCTTTATTCCTTGTCGGGATTAATACTTGTTTGAGTTGATTGCTCCACGGAGGGCTGCAATAGTCTGGGGCCCCCATGAGCCATCAATACGACCTTCGTAGTCAGCGCGAGCAACTAGGCGCTTTTGGACGCCCTTATAGCTGTTAGTTCCAGGATCTCCATCAATTGGACCTGAGTATCCGTGGGAAGCAACTGAGCGCTGAATGGCCATCCAAGTTTGCTTTCCTGGGTTGCCATCGATTGCGCCAGTGTAGCCGTGATCGCGCTTTAGAATTTCTTGGAACTTCTTCCAGTCGTCAACAGTTAGTTCTTTCGACTCATCGGCAACTAAGGGCTTTACTTCAGTAGCAACTGGTTCTGCTGCCTTTGGAGCTTCGCCTTTGATGATTGCTTTAGCAGTCTTCTTGTCAACCTTTGGGGCAACTGCGCCTCCGCTGTTAGCGATGATTGCTTTCTTAAGATCGGACTTTGAAGTGGTTGGACCAAAGACGTCCTTAACTGCCTTGCCAAGAGTTGCATGCAAATGAGCCCCACTTGAAGCATTGCCCGTGTTCCCGATCGTCATGCCGTGAGTGACATCACCAGCTGTTACTTTGTCGCCGACTTTAACGCTTAGCGCAATCTCTGGTCCGTGAGCGCCTTTGCAATTAATGCCGCACTTTTTGCAGGCTAGGTGGCAATATCCGATAAACCAAATCTTGCCGTCTTTATCTGCGGCGGTCTGAACTACGACCCAGCCTAACACTTTGCTCCATTGTACAAGCTTGATAGTTCCATCTGCGATAGCAGGAATTAAAGTCTTACCTTTGTTCGAACCTGGAGGTGCCCAGTCGGTGCCAGAGTGTGGCTGCATCTTGTTCTTGCGACGGTAGGCAGAGAGAGTGCCGTACTCGCCAGTGATTGTCTTTTCAGGAAATGGCATCAACCAAGTCATAATTAAAGTCCTTTCGGTACTTCAATTTTACTAGAAGGCTAAGATAATGATTGAGCTACAAAGTCCTCTAGTTTACGGGTAGGGGTCCAACCAAGGATCTCTTTGGCTTTTGTGTTGTTGGCTAAAGTTTCTCTGGCTTCTCCTGGGCGTAAGGGTAGGTATTCATATTTGCTAGAGATTAGTTGAGCTAACTCATTTATAGAAAAGTTACGTCCAGCTCCTATGTTGAATATTTCTCCGTAAAGAGGGGTTTCGCAGGTCATGGCAAGAATGTTGGCATCTATGGCATCGTCAATATGTGTGAAGTCCCTGCGCTGTTCTCCGTCGCCAATAATAGTTAAAAACTGTCCGGCTTTGTGTTGTTTAATAAATTTTGAAACAACTGGAGCGTAGTGACCCTTAGACGGTTCCCTATATCCATAAATATTAAAATATCTAAGACTAGCGGTTTCTAGTCCATAAAGATTTGAATAAAGCTTGCATAGCTGTTCTCCTGCATACTTGGATATGGAATAAGGATTTAGACAGTCTGGAGGCTGAGTCTCTACTTGAGGAGCGGGATTTGAGTTTCCATAAACTGATGAGGTCATTGAGTAAATAACTCTTTTAACATTTGCAAGTCTAGAGGCTTGTAAAACATTAGTCGTTCCAAGAATGTTTGTATTTATAGTTAAAAGGGGATTCTCTATAGAGTGTTGAATTCTAGCTTCGGCAGCTGTATGAAAAACATAGTCAACGTCCCAAAAAAGATCTGAGATTGAATCTAAATTAGTTATATCTAATTTGTGATTTTCTGCTTCTGGATTCCAGTAAAACTGAGAATTAGATGTGGCAGATTCGTTATCTACTGCCACCACTTCGTGACCAAGATTGATAAGCCGATCTACAAGGTTTGAGCCAATGAAGCCGGCCCCGCCGGTAACTAAAACTTTAGACATAAACTAAATCCTACCAAAAACAAAACCCCCGGTTTGGCGGGGGCTTAGTTTATTAATCTTCAAGTTTAGGTTTATATAAATCTTGAATAAACTCCCAGACAAAGTTTTCATACTCTGCTGGAGTCAACTTTCTACCGAGGGCTCTCTCGAGCTTGCAGGCAGCCATATCGGCCAATACAAACTTTTCCTCGTTTGAAAGGTTGATAAAGTTCAAGGATTATTCCTTGTCTTCCTTTTCGTAACGCAGCGGGAATGTAAGTACCCATACACCTAAGGTTATCCAGATAAGCATGCCAACGACTTCCTTGGCAGAACCTTCCAGAACAACCCAGGCAACAAACATACCGAGCAGGGTCCAAGCCTGGTCGATCATGTCCTTAAATAGTGACTTAAGAAAGTGAACCATTTATTTTCCTTTTCTGAATTAGTTCGTCAAAGTTTTTGACTTTGGTATCTCCCAGGTAGGACCATGCGTAACCAGTGGCAATCATGGTTTCGTTAAAAGATGTCTCATCGTTGTCTAGATAGAGCCACCCCAAAACTCTTCCGTATTTCTCGGATGAGTCAGGTTTTTCTGTGCGAATGACAATTGTTTGTGCAGACGCAAGCTTTTGCTTTAGTAGTGCCTTGGACTCTAGGCCGAGGGACTTTTCGTATTTGTCGGCTGTGCGGGACTCCGGTGTGTCTATCCCCGCAAGACGGACGCGCTTAGTGATAGAGATGTCAAAACCTAGATCAATGTCGACATCAATAGTGTCTCCATCAATAACCGCTAAAACTTTCTTGACTCGGTATTCGTACATTATGGTCTCCTTGCTGCAGACGCTGCTGCGCTAGTAGCGGCGGCGGTTGCAGTCATTGCAACTTGGCCAACGATGACGGCGGCGATAACAACCTTTTCTGATTGCTCTCTAACCTGTGGTGACATATCAGCGCCCGCGTTTCCTAAGGCGTTGAATACTTCTACAGCTGCACCTGCAACGTCACCTAGTAGTGGGACTGCGGCCAAGGCTTCATCGAGAACGATGTCATCTTGTTGAGCTGCAACTAGTAACGCGTCTAGGGCTGCTTCGTACTCGGGGGAGCCTTGTTCTGCTGTTGCAAATACTTCTAGGGCAGCTTCCTTAATTGCTTCTGCCTGAGCTTCGGTTAGCTCGGTAGGTTCGATATTGACAAGTTCTTCAACTAGTGCAACAATGTTTTCTGATGAAATTTCTTCTTCTAGTTCTATCGGTGCTTCTGGCTCAGTCGGTTCTTCAGGATCAACTGGGGTTGGCTCTGGGCTTGGTTCTGGTTCTGGGGACGGTTCTGGTTGATCAGTGGGCTCAGTGGTCGGCTCGGGTTCGGGCTGAGGAGTTGGAGTGGGCTCAGGAGTATCCGTTGGTTCAGGCTCGGGCGAGGGCTCGGGTTCGGGCGTGGGTTCA